CAACAAGTTGAGCAGCGGTTTAACCGGAAGATTCCAGCCTGGGAACGTGCCAGCCAACAAAGGCCGCAAAGGTGTGGGCGGATGGGAACCGACACAATTCAAGGCGGGGCACAGACCATGGAATTACATGCCGGTGGGATCAGAGAGGATCAACGGTGAGGGTTATATGGACATCAAAATTGCTGACCCAAACATATGGCGGGCAAAGCATCTGGTGATCTGGGAGGCCGCAAACGGCCCTCTGCCGAAGGGTCATGCCGTAATGTTCTGTGACGGAAATAAAATGAATACTGATCCTGATAATCTTATACTTGTCACCCGGAAGCAGCTGGTAAGGCTTAATCAAAATAACCTGATCCAGGACGATATTGAGTTGACGAAAACAGGCATTATTATTGCTGATATCTACGGCAAGATTGCCGAAAAGAAAAGGCAAAAAAAGTAGGAGGTAAAATCATGGGATATGTGATATGTGCAATATTAAGCCTGGGCGCTGGGGCATTTCTGATGGCATTGATATCAGCCAAGGATAGAAATGAAGAACTGGACCGAGTCTATGAGCAGGGTTATAATGCCGGCTGTACCAGGACCTGGGCGCAGGTAAGAAAGTTTAACAGGAAAGGCAAAAAGGGGAAGTGATTGAAAAATTACAGATAGCAATATCAGCACTGATCCTGATTGTTAATGCCTTGCAATTATTGACCATGCAACATGCAACGGAATAGAAACCGGAGGGGAAAATGAACTACATCAAAGAGGCTGAGAACATACTCTGGTATTACAATGATCTTTACCGGAGTGTGGAAAACCTTAATCGGGAAATCGCCAAGATTGTCGGCCGTCAAGGACCTAGCGCCTTGACTGCAATTCAACTGGATCAATCAGGGATCCGCGGCAGCGGCGATGCTGATGATAATACTTATAATTTGCTGTTCCGGCTGAAGACTCTGTCTGAGAATCGGGAAAAGACTTTGGCCGAGCTGGAAAAGGTTAATGGACTTCTGGATGAAATAAGCAGGGAGTCTGGCTGCGAATTGTACGGGCAGGTCCTAAAAGAGTGGTATATCCACAAGACTCCGAAGGACGAGATAGCCAAAAGAGTAGGATACTCGCAAAAGAAGAGTATATATCAAATCAGATCCCAAGCGATAAGAAAGTTTGCGGTAAGACATTTCGGACTTGAGGCAATTAAAGTTATTTAAAACAATTATAAATAATACAAAAATTGTACACGGTTTTTTGACTTTGAGTGGTTTATAATAATAGCATCAATGAGTTTAGATAAAGCACCTGGCGGATGTCGGGTGCTTTTTATTTGGGGTGATACCATGCCGAAGTCAAGCAAGTGTTGGCATTACAAAGCGATAGTCAAGACGGATCCGGCCAACTGCCCGAACTGCCTGCGTTGGGATAAGAATAAGGATAGATGCCGAGATCAGCAATTGCTGATTGATAAGTATAAAGAGTCTGGTAAGTTCAGGAAGTATGATCGCATGATGAGGGATAATAAGGGGTTGAGGCTGGAATAATAACTGGAGGTGAACACGGATGGCAAAAATGACAAAGAAGCAGCAGTTATTTATACAGGAATATCTCATAGATTTAAACGCGACTCAGGCTGCTATCCGTGCCGGATATTCACCTGATTCTGCACAAGAGATAGGAAGTCAAAACTTATCAAAACTCATGGTTAAAAATGCCATAGATAAAGCTATTGCTGAACGGTCCAGACGAACTGGAATCAACCAGGAACGGGTTATCCTCGAACTTGCTAAAATCGCTTTTTTGAATCCAACCGATGTAATCAACATGGATGAGGCCACGATAAAAGGTGAATCCAACAGAGACGATACTGCAGCAATTGCCTCTGTCAAAGTAAAAAGGATCCCGACTGAAGAGGGTGAAATCACTGAACGAGAGGTTAAAACTTATGATAAGATCAAGGCCCTGGAGCTTCTTGGCAAACATCTGGGAATGTTTAAGGACAACCTAAATATAAATAGTACGGTAACGGTCAAAAATCCTTATGCTGATTTGAGTGAGGAAGAGCTGAGAAAGCTGGCAAAAATGAGTGATGCCTGATGAACAAGGTACAACTGGCTGCCAGGGGCGCGAAGATAGAGCTGGCTAGACGGCACTTTTATGATTTTTGCAAACTACGGGCCCCGGAATTCTACAAGGATGATCGGCCGTACCTGAAGCAGATATGTGATGAGATCCAGGATTTCTATTATTCTGACGATAATGTCCTGATTATTAACATAGGGCCAAGACATGGTAAGTCTCGGACTGTCACGCTACTGGCCCAGTGGGTGTATGGCGAGGATCAGACAGTCAAAATTATGACGGGATCTTATAACGAAACGCTTTCGACGACCTTCTCCAAGGCAGTTCGGAACGGGATCCAGGAAGAGAAGGCCGATCTGGCCAAGATTGTCTATAGTGATATATTTCCAGGGGTGAGGATCAAGCGTGGTGATGGAGCCATGAATCTTTGGAGCCTGGAGGGCGGCTATAATAACTACCTGGCTACGTCGCCGACCGGCACAGCGACAGGTTTCGGTGCCAATCTGATTATTATTGACGACCTAATTAAGTTGGCCCTGGAAGCATATAACGACAGCGTGCTGGAGGGGCACTGGGACTGGTTTACAAATACGATGCTGTCCCGCTTGGAAGAAGGCGGTAAGATCATCATCATAATGACACGCTGGAGCAGCAAGGATCTGGCTGGTCGGGCCCTGGAACACTTTCGCAATGAAGGCCAGAAGGTGCGGCATATTAGTCTGAAGACTTTGCAGGATGACGGCAGAATGCTCTGCTCAGAAATTTTGTCCCGGAAAAGCTATGACATGAAAATCAGGGCTATGGGGGCCGACATCGCCAGCGCGAACTATCAACAGATACCGATCGACATGGAGGGTAGGCTTTACAGTAGCTTTAAGACATATAAGGACATTCCCAGGGACGAGCAAGGAAATAGCTTATTCTCTGGGATTTATGCTTATTGCGACACAGCTGATGAAGGTAAGGACTACTTATGTAACATCATTTTTGGAGTTTACCGGGCTGAGGCCTATGTGCTGGATGTCTACTACACGAAAGACGGGATGGAGGTTACAGAGCCGGAGACGGCCAAGCGGCTTCATGAGCAAGAAGTGCGGCTGGCCTACATCGAGAGTAACAACGGTGGCCGGGGTTTTGCTCGCCAGGTCGACAGGCATCTGAAGGAAGACTTTGGTAACAACCTAACCAAGGTTGTTTGGTTCCACCAGACCAACAATAAGAAGGCCCGAATTCTGAGCAACGCGACCTGGGTTATGGATCATGTTTATTTCCCGGTCAACTGGGCAGACCGCTGGCCGGAGTATTATATATCGATGTCTACTTACCAGCGAGAGGGCAGCAATAAGAATGATGATGCCCAGGATACCACAACGGGTGTAGCTGAGATCGTTACCCGCAAGGTAGGCACTCGCAAGAAAAACCGAAGCGGAAAGGGGGCAAGAGCTTGATTGATTATAACGCACTTATGAAAACTGAGATCACTGGCCTGTATGGCGATCTGCTGGAGAGAATCAGTACCATCAACGGCTGGTATGCGATCTACAAGGGCACGCAAGCCTGGCAGCTGCCGGAAGACCTGGACTACACACCGACCAGGAAGATCACAAACCTGATTAAGAAGCTGATCAACTTCCGGGCCCGGTTCATGTTCGGCAAAATGCCGTACTTTGATCTGAAACCAGCGGTTCCGGATGCTAAGGGCAGCACGGCCAACCAGGACAAGGCTGCCGAGAAGGAGGCCTTGCTGGAGAAGATTTTTATTGAGAATCGCCTGCACTCCAAGCTGCTCAAAGGCCGGAAGGATTGCAGTATCGGCGGCCGGGTGGCTATAAAGCTCTGGGCCAAGAAAGACGAGGGACTGAAGATCATCATAAGTCCAGCCCAGGAGTTCTTTCCAGTTTTCAACCTGGATGATGCCGATGTCCTGGAGAAGATAATTTTCGTCTATGCATTGAACGACGAATCGGAGAAAAAGGATCAGCGGATCAAGAAGCAGATCTTTGAAATGATCGGCGGCAAGTGCTACCTGAATGAGGCTAATTATGACGGGTACGGTAACGTAGTGGAGATCTTCGACGAGGACTATGATACGGGCCTGGATTTTATTCCGGTCATCATCGTGCAAAACGGCGGTCTTTCCGGAGAAATTGAGGGGGAAAGTGATGTCGAGGCCCTTTGGAGCAACCAGGATGCTTATAATCACCTGACCAGCGACGATATCGACGCTCTGAAGTTCCAAATGTTCGGCCAGGATGTTGTCACGGATGCCGATGAGGCCAGCATCCAGAACATCAAGATTGCACCGGGAGCCCTGATTGACTTGCAGACTGATCCGTCCATCAATGACAGCAAGCAGGCGGCTATCTCCAGGCTGGAGAGTAATTTCACCTATGCTCAGAAGTTTGCCGACACGGTAAACCGGATCAAAAACGACCTTTACGACACTATGGAAGTGCCTAATGTCGGCCTGGAACAACTTAAGGGACTGATGCAAAGCGGCAAAAGCATGAAGGCTCTTTACTGGGGACTGATGTCGGCCTGTGAAGAAGACTGGTCGGAATGGGGTACGGCCCTGGAAAAGATGACGGAGTATATCTTCAATATGGTTGAGGCTTATAACCTGTACGGCGGCAGGGAAATCGTTAGGTTTGAAACTGCTCTTGAGATCCATCATTATTACCCGATCCCGGAAGACGAGGACGAAAACAAGCGACTGGACATGGAGGAAGTCACAGCTCAGGTACGGAGTAAAAAGTCCTATATGAAGAAATGGGGCGAATATGAGGATGAAGATGCCGAGCTGGCCCAGATCAAGACCGAACAGGATCTACTCCAGGACAACTTCACGGCGGCCCTGATAGACAATGCTGGCGGAAATACCGAGTAGGTGAGTGCTGATGACTCAGTATGTGGAAATGGCTCTTAAGGCCCGGCGAAACGTCTCTGTGATAACCTTGTGGCAACAGAAGCAGATTGCTGAGATCTATGACAGGGCTATCAAAAACCTGGCCGCTCAGGCTGCCAAGACCAAGGCGGATACACTGACCAAACGCTGGCAGCAGGACTACATCAAGGCCCTGGATAAGGAAAAGACCCGTATTCGGGCAGAGCTTGAAGGTTCTGTTGTAGAGTCAATGGAGAAGGCTGCCGATCAGGGCATTATTGCTGACATAGATCTCTTCAAGCGGCTACAGAAAGAGGCGGGCGTGGATCTGGGCGATCACTTTACCGATATGTTTTCTCAGGTTCCGACCGAAGTGTTGCATACAATTCTCTCCGGTGAATTGTATGAGGACGGCCGAAGCCTGTCTCAGCGGATCTGGAATTATGCGGACGATCTGGGCAACGAGCTGGATTACATGATAAAGCAGGCCATAGCTGAAAAGAAATCCGCCATTGGTCTGGCTGCCGATATTGAACACTATGTTAAGGATCCAGCCAGGCGATCTTCAAACTGGGGAAAGGCTTATCCGGGGTTGAGAAACAAGATTGTCGATACCAGCGCGATGCGGTTGGCCAGAACGGCCATAAATCATTCTTACCAAACAGCTACGATCCAAAGCGCAAATAAAAATCCTTTTGTAGAAGGAATCGAGTGGCGAAGTGCCTTGCAACATGGCCGGACCTGCGATCTGTGCAAAGAGCGGCACGGACATATCTTCCAAAAAGACGACGTCCCGCTGGATCATCCTAACGGTTTGTGCAGCATGATTCCACACATTCCGAAAAGTCTGGACGAAATTGCGGATGAGTTGGTGGCTTGGAAAAACGGTGAGAATCCCAAACTCGATAGAAAGCTTAAAGGCATTACTGCTGCAAAGCCTAAATCCAAATCCAAACCAAAGACAAAGCCCAAACCAAAGCCCGATCATTATGTGGATATTAAGGACTTAACGCAGGAAGTAAACGAGGGATTAGCGAAATACTTAGGGGAAGCTATTGAGCATGGAATAAAAAATGGTACGGAGTGTCTTCTGACCATTAGTTCCAAAACCGGGAAGCTGGCGAGTCCAAAGCTAAATGGTACATCTGGCAGTGTTACTTTTTCCAGTGATCTGATATCTTTGCTAAATAATGCTGAGAATGACAGTCTGATATTAATACACAACCATCCAGGCAGCAGTAGTTTTTCGTGTGAGGATATAAACGTTCTAGTGAGCAGGAAATCTATCAAATATCTAGCAGTGATAGGACATGACGAAACTAAATACATGATGAGCATTGGGAATGGAAAACGTCCCATGTTTGGAGAGCTTGTACTAGCCTGGAAAAGAGCAAACGGTACTCACTACGATTATTACAACAAAAAAGTAATGAATGGGGAAATGACGTCTCACGATGCTTGGAGAGAGCAGTCAGACTTAATGGTAAGGGATATGGCTGTAAATTATGGCTGGGACTATAGGAGGGTGTTGCCAAATGACAAGTGAGAAGGATTTTGTTAAAGGGTTTGACTTGATCGACTTTGTCCCGGATTATACTAAGACGCTAGAAGAGAATGAGGAAATCTTCCGCCAAAAGTATTTTGATGTTTATGGTGAATACCCACCAGAAGAAAAGAAATAAGTACAAAAGCACCTGAAAAGGTGTTTTTCTTTTGCCCTTTTTAGTATTGCAGGGCCTAAAAAACAAGACCACAAAGGCGGAGCCGACCGC